ATGCACCAGAAGCATCCTTGAACGTACGGCGAACCTGAAGCGTGTCCTTATCAACCGTGTCAATGTCAGCGTTGGTAGGGTTGACGATGTCAAGCTGCAGCATCTGAGGACGATCATGCGCGTCCTTGATCTTCGGCGCCCGTGGAGCATAGGCGTCGCTGATCTTTGGATCTAAAGGCTTGAGTACGTCGGCCATAAAATTAGTTGTTTACCCAGCAGTGTTTTGGTGTGTCGGAAGATTGCGCCAAGTCCTCAGTGTTCAGGAACACTGCGGAACGGTTGTCGTGCCGAAGTATCGAACATCCTCCAAGAACTTTTGTCGAGTCTGTTTCTCTAGCCTGTCTTACGCTCGCTGACAAGCGATCAGTTGCCGTAATGCAAGATCCGCATCCCCCGCGCCAGTTAACATTGTACACGCAGCCCCCGCAGATCTTTGCCCGTGCCTCTGCCAGCTCATCCCCAACCAGTGGGTGCTCGCGCTGAGCCGAGAGCAGATTCTTTGCCCATGTCTGGATGTCGCTCAGCAATTCTTGGATGTTCCAATTCGCCGGCACCCGGGTCACTACCACGTCTTCAACGTGATGGCAGAAGTCCGGCCACTGACCGCAAATGTAATCGGCTACGTCTTCCTTGGTCGCGGTATTAGGTATAGAATTTTCGGCACGGAAGTGCTCGACCTTTTTGTACAGGTCGTCAATCGTATCTGCATTTATGCGGACGTCGCCTTGGTAGTAGTGGAAACCACTAGGCGGAACCATCCCTCTGATAGGTTTAGCCACGGAGGGGGAATATGTTATTTGCATGCCGTTGTCAACAGGTATTTTGGCTGCCGCGCTAGGACTTGAACCTAGAAAAGCCGCTTTCAAAGAGCGGTGAGTCTACCAATTCCTCCACACGGCAATGAGTTTTCATTTCGGCAAAGCAAAATCTTTTTTGTTGTACTTCCGGCAATTCCAATATGCCGGAAGGATTTGAAGGTTCGTGTGATGGTGTTTGCCGTTTTTAGAAAGGGGAACGATATGGTCTACCTCCCAAGGATTCCCTAAACAACTTTCAAGCCGTCTGCAACATTCGGTGAGGCAGGTTTCAATCTTTATATCATGATTTGGGTCGATGGATTCTTTACGAAGGGATCTTCGATAACGGTTTTGTGACAGGACGACTGAATAATTCTTTCTTTTCCATGCCACAAGATTTTTCCTGACCTTCTCGGGATTTTTACTTTGCCAACGCTTAACCGATTGCAAGCTTTGGTTCTTTAGCTCTTCGTATTTTTCTGGAGATACCCACCATTCTCCATCCTTGCAGTTGGGCGCATACCTCCAAAAAATTTTTCCGCTTACTGGGTTGACTTCTCCCACTTTTCTTGGGGTTCGGTCACTAAACAAAATGCGTCGCCGTTGGGTTGTCTCTTTTAGCTTTTGCTTTTTGGCTAAAAATTTATCAGGCGTGAGCCACAGTTCTTTACCGTGGATGACCGCCCAAAAGATTTTCCCTGTTAGGGGGTCTATTGTTCCGTTTTTTAGTTTCATCAATCTTGACTAAAATCTATAAACCCTGCTTTGTCAATTAAGGTTTGGGAAAACTGTTTACCTTGAAACTCCCGAGTTGGTTTGGGGGTCGTCATCGTCGGTACGCTTCCGCTGCGCTGGCGGAACAAGAACACGAGTAAGCTCAGTGAGTCAAGTGCATCCGGTGACGGCTGGCGTGTCCGCTTGCAATACTCGGCCTTGGCCTCGACGCGTACCAGCCCCCGACCCTTCTGCTTGTACCGGCGACCCGTCGCCTGCTTGACCAGCTCCTCGTGCCGGAAGCCCGGTGAGATCTTCAGGTAGCCGAACTCAATGAACTTGCCGAGTCCGAAGATCAGCTCGGTCACAACCCCGTTGTACATCTCGTTTGCCTTCTGCGTGTCGTCGCCCAGCACGTGCGTGTCGGTGGCGGCCTCCGAGTAGTTGACGCCCATGACCTCGGGGCCAAAGATGTTCTTCAGGTTGTCGTGCACGCCTGACCCGTTGCCGGTTCGATCCACGCATACCCAGCCCGCTCCGATCTTCATCTGGTTGCAGAACCGCATGATCGCCTGCGTCTGCTTTACGGTGTCGCCCTTCGGGAATGGCATCTGGCTGTCCACTTGCACGACGACCCGCGGCTTGTCGAATGCTTGGAACTTGCCGCTCAGTGGCGTCCATCCGTCGCTCAGACCGAATCTTCCGTACGTGCACATGAGCTGGTCGTTGCCCTCGAGCGCCAAGTCAAAGCTGGCCAGCGGCACGACGTTGCCGACGAAGCGTACGATGCCGACCGCGTTGTCCATCATGGCCGGCGTTATGATCGCCATCGACACACCCTCCTGCGGGAACCATCCGCGTGCCATCGTGAAATACTCGCCGGTACGCCCGCGGCTCTCGTAGTTCATGAAGCCCTCGTAGGTCTGGAGACCGGGGTACACGACCCTCTTCTCCATCACGTTCTCCGATCGCGCCGCGTCCAGTCGCAGGACGTGCCATCCGTCTCGGCTACGCCACTCGTAGTCCTCCTCGCAGTCGATCGAGCCCCAGCCCCGCTTCGGTTCGCACAGCCGGCCAAAGTGGCTGGTGCGGTCTTTCGGGTTGGATGCCGCGAAGACCTTGATGTGACCGGCGTTCTTAGTGTCTGCGGTTGAAAGCAAATTGTAACATCCTTCCCATACGCCGGCTGGGATTTCCTCCGCCTCGTCGAGGATGACGAAGTTCCGGGTCAACTTGCCGAATCGGTTGTGCGCTTTGCCATGACGAGGTGACGGGTGAAATCCGCGTAGCACGCCGAAACCTGACTCACCCTTGGGGATCGCCACAAGGTGGATGCCCTGCTTGCTGTCGCTATTCGCTTGGATGCTCTTCACCAGATCTTCTGAGTTATCCATCGGAGGTTTGACCAGTGCCGTGCGGTGGAAGTTCTTGATCGACGCAAAGATGTTGCGCTCCGCGTGCTCGGCCGTGAGCGAGATGACCTTGATCGACGTGTTGCACGGATCCTGCAGCCAGCTCAGGTAGAAAAAAGCTGCCGCACCAAACGACTTACCCATAGCGCCGGCTCCTTGCACCAGTAACTTGTCATGCTGAAACAAGCATCTCCACACCTCACGGGAGCTTTCTGGTCTCCAGTTGTAGGTTTCCCCTCCCCACAGGATCGTTGCAGCCGCCTCAAACTGGTCTCCCTGCAGGAGGGTGTCCACATACCCCCAAACCACGTTCCGAGCGATTTCTGGCCTAATCTCGAGCGATTGCGGGGGGTTTGCGGTGAGGTGCGTGAGGATCCAGTGGGCAGCGTACAGGATGCCCCGCTCCTCGTCCCGGTCGGCTTCGGCTCGAATTTTTTCTGCGATAGCAACAAGTTTTGCGACGGCCGGCTTTAGCATAACTTACACCCTTTTCTAAGGTTGATTGCGGCGGGCAACACCTGAAGGTTGGAACGTTTCACATACCCCCGGAAGCGCCAGCCGTCTTCGCGGGTCTCGCCGATTTTTCTTTTGGTAACTTCAGATAACATACAAAAGAAACAATGGGTTTAAGTCAATGTTTACAGAGTAAATAATCATTAACGCCATTATTGCACTGGTCATTGATCATTAAACCCTACGTTATCAGACGTTAAATCAGCGTTTTGGTCATTTTCGACCACCTCGCCGATAGGCTCCGGTTGCGTAAGTTCTCCCGCGGTCAGCGCCTCTTGCGATACAGTCACAACCTCGGCGTCGATCACGTCTCGATGCGGCACGTTGAACAGCAGCTTTAAGTCGCTGGCCGAGTTGATCTGCAGCTTCTCAGGCGCGAACTCGCCGGCGATCTTGGCGTCAGCGAGAAGTGCGGCCAGTGCGTCAAACGTCTCGCCGGTCTCCTTGTTGTAAACTTTCGTCGGGATCATGCCCTCTGCCATCTGCCTTAACACCTCGCGCTTTCTCGACAGGTCCATGACGGCGCGGAGCGCCACCTCTTCTCTGAACTCCTCGATCCGTTCCTTCACGCCAGCCGTCTTGTTCAGTAGGTTATAGCCAGACTGGTTGGGGGCAGAGTTGTTCGGGTACAGGATGCGATAGGCTTCTGTGTACGTTTTGCCGGCTGCGATCAGATGACAAAATTTTTCGTGACGAGCGTTGGAGAGAGCGGGCATGAATGCGTGGTTGGTTTACAGAGTAGAGCCAGAGATGTGGGACAAATAGTCTCTACAGAGACACATTGTCAACCA